TGTGTCTGACCTTGTATACTATCCATTCCTTTACGAACTTTTTCTAAAGCATCGTACATATCTCCAAGAGATTCACGGATTTCTTCCATGCTTTCTTCGAGCTTTACTTTTAAGGGACGTTCGGGAAAGGGAATAACATTACTCATTTGTGTCTCCTACACTGTGTAGTTAATTACATGCGAGTTTGTAACTGTTTGCAGCTTACCATTTACGTCGTAAATAGTTATATTGTAGACTGTTGAGTGAACCTGTGTAGTGCCAGGCCGGTCGCCTTCATACACTTTGGTTACTACTTCTTGTCGAGAGGTGGTGCTCGGTATAATAGCACCTACTGCGGGGATCATATCTGCCATGTACTTTCTCCTCATTTATTATATTATAAGGGACATGAAGAAAAAAGTCAAGAAATTTTTTTGAATAGGTATAAAAAAATGCCCCAAGGCTTGGACACCTTAGGGCATTTCTCCAGTTGAGTACTCTTCGTTTATCTCACCTCACGATGAGCGAAGCGGGCTTGCTTGCGATGCATCCAAATTACAAGTGCTCTCCAACGACTCCGTTGACTATCCGGCTCTCATGCTTTCGCGATGTCCGGCCTAGCTACTGACCTCCGTAGTTAAATAGATGAGTGGGGCCCCTCCTACTTCCTCCACTCGCAAGCGAATCACAGACAGTACATATCGCTTCCCTACTCTGGATTGTGGGGATATGCCCAGAGCGTAATTTACACACAAACATAGGAATTAATACCAATTATGTGTGAGCCACTTATCGAATGGGCCAAACGGGGATGACACTTTAACGATTCTCTCATCCCAGGGAGTCATACGGCTGGATTTTAGGCATTGCCCAGCAACAATGGGGTCGTACAAACACCCTGCAGTTCGCCCATGGTCGACACTGCTCCTTAAATTTGAAGAAATATTATCTCAAAAAATAACCTTTCTGTCAACAATTATTTTTGCAAAGGTTATACTAATTTTCCAATCTTTCCGAATGGTACTGGTTTACCATCACTGCCATAGATCGTTTTTACACTATCACGACCCTCTCGCACAAAGCCTCCTAGGATATCATAGTTCATACCCTCTCGTCGGCTTACGCAGCGAACAGGAAATACTTCTTGCTCTCCGAGCATACGCTTGCGACTTACTCGCTTTGTAGATGCAATCTTTGCGGGTTTCTTTCCTCTAGCCATTTACTGCCTCCTTCTTTGCTACTGCTGCTGCGGATGCGCTCATCGCTCGATGCTCGACCAACCAAGCGATATCTGCAGGTGTTGCTAATCGTGCTCTCAAGATAAAAGCAAGTGCTTCTTCTGACTTGAGACCTTCGCTCATCATGCCACTATGCATCATGAATAGTTCAAATTGTGAATCTGTCATCGTTTCTCCCTGAATATGCGTATATTATACAAGCTTACGCATTTCATGTCAAATGTTTTTTGTGGACTAGGAGGTCGGAATCGAACCGACGTACACGGAGTTGCAGTCCGTTGCGTAGCCTCTCCGCCACCCCTAGAAAATTAACTTAGAAAACATACTGGGCTGGGGTCACGATTTGCTTCTCCCCGATCTTTTCTGACATATCCATCCCTACGCAGGGGACGGTCGCGGTCTTCCCAGTATGCTTACTAAGTGCCTCTCCTTTGGGTAACAAGGCGAAAGGCTCTCCCCGCTAGCTTATGCAGCTAGAGAATAAACGTCATCGTTTGCGTTTAGTTTAGGTTCTTACGTTTACGGTAGCTTGCACACCGATTCTCCACTAACCTGAGATTGCTTGTCGAAACCGTGCTCCCCCATTAAGAGCACTCTGTAGCGGAAGATTGCGAATCTACCCGACTTACTGACGCCGAAACGTATCAGAGTACTCTTGGTGGAGGAGGGGGGAATCGAACCCCCGTCCACTCAATCCTACTTTAGCTTCACCGAATTAGTTAGCCTCGGCATTGGTCTCAACGATAGCCAACAAAGTCAGTAGGTCCGACTTGGTAGCTTTGCCCAAAGAAGGCAGGCTGAGATCAGTACCAAGAGCATCTTGAATCTGCTCTACCAGCTCGTCTTTGCGAACTACAGGAGCACCGGCTTTGGTTTTGCCCTTGCTTGCAGGAACGTAGATGCCAATGTTAGACAGCTTAGAGATGATGCTGCGCTTTGGCTTGCTGAATTGAGAAGCAAGTGCTTCTACTGTTGCCATTGTAGGCTCAGCTTCGTACTGCTCGGTCATGCTTGCAACCATGTCCGCGGTGTAGTTAACTGAATCTGCCATATTTTTTCTCCCGAGTGTTTGTTTGTTTATGCGTCTATTATACAAGCCGAAGGTTAGAATGTCAAGAACTTTTTTCACTTTTGGTCTCCAGAATATCGCAGAGTTTTGTGATAAGAGCGAGCCGTCCTTCTGCTTTGTTGTTGTAGTCAATAGTGTGCCAGTCTCCTCTCGTGATAACTCGCTCTTTAAGCAAAGTCATTTCGTCATAATAAGAAAGGGCACGTTCGTCATTTGGTGAGAGCTTCCAGAATTTTAGTGGAGAATGCTTTCTCTCACTGATTCTGTTATGTTGCTCTTCTTCGCTGATGGACAGCCAGAACTTAATCATGTGAACAGGTTGACATATTTCCCATGCTTCCACAGTTTCCATGAAGATTTTATACTGCTCGTCCGTACACCAGCCATTAATCTTTTGTACCATTGCTCTCGAGTACCAAGAGCGATCGTAGAACACCACTTGATTGCCCGATGGCATTTTAGTTCTCCAGTATCCTAACCAATTGTCCATAGTTTCTTTACTAGGCTTGGCCGATAGCTGGACACTAAACTTGCTTACAGGCAAGTAGTGGGTCACTTCTCGGATCGTAGATGATTTACCCGCAGTATCACGCCCTTCAAGCACAACCGCAACTGGACCAAAGTCCTCTTGCATTACGATTTGATTGAGCCGAGCCTGCTGAGTCTGTAATTTATTCATCCATTCTCCTAAAGTATGCGTATATTATACAAGCCTAAGCATTGTTTGTCAAGAATTTTACGTTATTTCCTGCCAAAAAAATTCATCGCCATACATGCCGTCTAGCAGCTCTTCCAGTGTAGCACCGGCCCAGTACTCCTCACCAAAGCTCTTGCACAGCTCTTCTCTTGCATTTGCAATAAGGTTGTGCCAGTCTAAGCTCGTGTAGAACTTAAATGATTGGTCTGCGATGTCGAAGCTAACGTACCTGTATTCCATTTATGTGTTTCCTTAAACTATGCAACTATTATACAAGCCTGGCGCTCTACTGTCAAATGTATTTTGCGGGATTGCTCATAAAACATCGCAAAGTTATTCCCGGGGGCCGCGCGCGGGGTTTTTCTGTCAAGAATTATTTTGCCCAAATCTTCCAAAATTTTCGTAAATTTACAGCCCCGCGCCGGGGTTTGCGCAAATTATACCAGATTATCCTCCCCGTTGCAAGACCTGCCCAATCAAAATAAATTGCACGCAACCCCGCAAAAAGACTTGACAAATCGTAGCACTGCGCGTATAATCGGCGCCTGGCCCATTTTAAGGTCGAAAATCGACTTTGCACTGGCGCAGAAAGACCTGTCCAATCTAAAAAAAATTTTGTCCACACCCGTAAAAAAGACTTGACATTGGTCGCTTTTGCACGTATTTTGGCGCAAGGAACACCTTCGGTTTCGCACATCGGTTTCGCACTGGCGCCCCCGCGCCAAAATCGCGTTGTCAAGCGATCTGGCTGCGGTCTGGGCGGGGAGTGTTCCACGTGGAACATCAAAGAAAAATTAGGTAGTAAATCGCGCCGCCCCAGATTAGCGTGTCGGTCGCCACTGAATAAATCAGGTAGGCGGCCACAAAAAATCTTGCGGCCTTTTTCTGCAGTTTTTTCCTCATAGTCCGAGCATCCATTTTGCTGATGGGTTCTTAGCCATGCCAGCCGCCAACAGTTTTTCTCTGCTGGTAGGGTTGGCGATGATAGCCGCCAGAATCGCGCCCTCATAATCGCGAGCATCTTCGAGAGCCGTGTGCGGTTCAACCGGCAGAGTCGGGTCAACGAATCGCGCAACATGATCGGCCTTGCTAGATAGCTTGCCGCCCTTGGTGAACCAATCGTTTTCATAGCACGCCTGAGCATATTCGTCGGTTGATACGATCACGGCCTTTGCCGCTTGCAACAAATCGAAACGCTGAGGAAAAATTCCCAGATCAATGCCGGTGTTGCGACATTTGCCCCAATCGAAACCGACATTATAGGCGGTCAGGATTGGCGAAAAAGTTGCCGCCATCTCAGCCAGCCAACGATTGACATAAGCCGGAGTCGCGATAGCGCGGTCGCCATTCGCAACCATGCCCTGATATTTTCGCAGGGTATGCTTGGGGTTGCCAAGCGCCCAATGAAAATCAGCCGAGCCAAAAATGCCCTCGATCAGAACGCCTAACGATGCCGCTACGTTGCCCTTGCGGTCGATAACAACCGCGCCGAAATCTGCTACCCGATCATCCGACGTTGTTTCAACGTCAACGATGAGATAATAGTGCTTTAGTGTGATTCTCATAATTTAGGCTACCTTGTTTTGAATGTATGAGTTGAATTGTACCGGATCAATAACGCGAATGCCAGCGCCTCGCAAAGTTTTTTGAACGTCCAGCGAATCGTCAAACATGATTGAATCGTGAGCAAATTGCGCCCAAGTGATTCCCATGCCCGCAGCATAGCCGCGTAGTTTGGCGAGTTTGAGTTCACCGCATGGCCGCTGGTCATTCTCACCGATGCGATGAATAACCGGCCCGCCATTGGGCAGGAGATTTTGCAGCCGGAGAAACGCAAAATCTGCCTTACCCATGACGCGAGAAGTACAAACCCAAATATCCAAGCCATCTTGGATGGCGGTCTGCATCTTGCCAGCTAACGGAAGCAATCCGTCGCGCATGATGTTGCCGACGGTGTTAAGCCGCCGCCAATCGTTAAGGGAGCCATCCCCTTGTCGGTGGGACGAATCAACAACCGTTCCGTCCAGATCAAAAATAAATCGCATAACAATATCCTCCAATGCCGATTATGTTTAAGAAAACCAGATTATAGCATGAAACGCGCAGCGCTTGCAAGGTCAATAATCCGAGTCCGACGATGGCAAGAATCTTGCCTTCCGTCGTGTCGATGATGAAAGGGGCGCAGCATAGTGCCGCTGCCCCTAACCAATCTGCTAAGAGGCGAAGCAATCTCAAGAGAGATTGCTCAGGACGACATCAAGCTCGGCCTTAGTAAGATCGCCAGAGCGATCAGGCAAAGCAACCGCCTGACGAATAGCATCCGTCAGCTCGGCCTTGGTGATGCCCTTGGCAGCTCGTGCCTTGGGCGATGCCTTGACATATTCAAGGCCAAGGCTTTTGGCCTTGGAAATGACCGAGCGATGGCTAACGCCAAAGTCAGCCGCGAGATCCTTAGCGATCTCTAGGTTAAGGGGAGCCGCTGCTTCGAGAGCCGCGACCATTTTGGGAGTGTAGTTAGACATAGTAGTCTCCTAGTTAGTGAGCCTGTATTATAAGGCTGGTAGCGTGAAAGTTATGTGAAAATATAATGGAGATATAATGGAGATTCCAAATGGGAATGATTCTCATTTACCGCCGATGTAAGCTAGCGAGCCGCAAAGCGCCGCCAACAAAAAGGTTAAGGCGATCAGCGCCGTGCCCAAAACCTGCGACAGCCAAAAGGTTGAGCCGGTCACAAAAATCCAGCCGGTATAAAAAACCGCGCCCAACATAATCGTTATGGCGAGCATAAGAAGAATGAGTCCGATAGTGCGTAGCATGGTAGTGCCTCCAAATAAAAATATAGTCTAGGCCATCTCGTCGCGCTTGTCAATCGTTTGTTCCTATCAATAGGGGGGCGGTTAATAGACCTTGCCTATCGCCGCGCCGCGGGCGTCCCCCACACGTACAACTTGGGGTATTTTTCAAGAATCAAATTACACAATTTGTACGGGTGTGAACACAATTTGTGCAGATATAAAAAGTGTGAAATTTTGTAACAATTGTCATCATTTTGTAATAATTTTGTAGTATAATATATTCCGAAGTTAAGAAAAACTTCAAGACACAAAATTAAGGAGACTCTCGTGAAACTCGTACTCGCCACCCTGGCAACCCTCGCTCTCGCCCTACCCCTATCCGCAAACGCAGAAAAAATGGAACTTACTTTTGAAAAACAGCCCGATGGAAAATACTGTGGAAAATTCTACTCAAGCAAGTGGAGTGACCGCATGACATATCAGTGTCGTACAAAAGAGCAGTGGGAGCGCAGAGGTGTTAACTTTCCTCCCGAAGAAGCACCTGTAATCTTACGCAACCCAATCATATTTGAAGACAACGAACTCCTAGCGTAAGTTCACAAAGGCCCTTCGGGGCCTTTTTTACTACCTACCCAAAAATAATTCTTGACTTTATAGCCCTTTTCCCATATAATTCTCTACATGGCTAAAGAATTAACCACAATCTCTCCAGAGGGACTCGAAGTAGCAAACTCGTACCTTACTTTCGGAAATATCCGTGCGGTTGTCGAGCAGCTTGGCGTGCAAGAAAACAAAGTAGTTGAGCTGTTGAACAAACGTGAAGTAAAAAAGTATATCGACACAGTGTACTTAGACATGGGTTATCGCAATAAAAATAATATTGCAGGCTTACTTGACGAAATGATTGAGAGCAAACTTGAAGAAGCTAAAGAAAGTGGAGTATACTCTAACAAAGATTTAGCTGACTTGCTCCAAATGGCCCATAAAATGAGAATGGACGAGATAAAAGCACAAACCGAGCTACAAAAAGCAGAAGCTACAAACGTAAAAAGTCAAACAAATGTACAGATTAATGAAGGGCTTCCCTTTGGCCAGGGCAACTACGGTAAGCTCATGGATAAGTTGTTGAAAGATGTCTGATGATGAACTAAAAACACAATTTCTAGTACACGAAAAAGAGTGTGCAGAGCGTTGGAAGACGACGTTTAATCGTCTAGACGATATTGATGATCGCCTTGATAAAATATTTCAGGTGATTATCGGAGGTGGTGCAACAACCATAGTATTTTTACTAGGCCTAATCTCTACAATAGTGATGAACAACTGGTCATGATTTATGCCACTAAAAACTTTTTTAGGTATTATAGTAGCACTAATCTATTTTGCTACAGCAGTTTTTATTTTTAATAATCAACTTATATAAGCCCCACTGCACCAAATAAAGGAGGTGATATTAAGTAAAACTTTGGGGAACCGTTGAGTAAAATCCTAGTATATGAAGCGGAGTACACATAAAAATGTCTATGAAAGAGATAGGAGCCCCGGTAAGTGGCGAAAACTTCAAACTAGTAGTTATGATAATTGTAGCTATTTTAAGTATTGTTGGGGTTATTTTGATGGTCAATACTATATACTCAAAATTAGAAAGCGCAGAGGTATACCAAGCTGAGAAAGAGGCTCTTATGATAATCGAGCGTCGCCGTCCAGAACGAAAGCTCGAAGACAAAGAGCAATTACTAGAAAAACTCGGAACTTTACAAAATAATTCAAAAACTATCCTCAATCAGCAGGAAGAGCTAGAGAGAACGCTCTTAGAACTAGGAGAAGTAAGTGGCACAGATAATTAAAAAAGTAAACGAATGGTTGGTACGAGATGAAACTGGTCTTCACAGATTTAATACCGAAGACGAGGCAAAGGCTCATGCAGCGGGCACTGCAGTAGAAACTGTTGAGCCTGAATTCGAAGAGGTCGAAGAGGTCGAAGAGGTCGAAGAGGTCGAAGAGTAAGTGGCTGTCCGTCGAAAAAGGACGGCCAAAAAGAAGTCCGTACCTACAAATAAAAAACTTTATGCTCGTGTAAAAGCTCAAGCAAAAAGAAAATTTGCAGTATATCCTTCTGCATATGCTAATGGTTGGCTTGTAAGAACTTATAAAGCCAAAGGCGGTAAATACCGCATGGAGTAAGTAATGCCTGTACATTCCGGAAAGAAAAAACCCATGGGAAAGAAAAAGCCTAAAAAGAACGGAAAGAAGAAGGGTCTAACAGCCAAGCAGAAAAAGCTTCCACCCGCTTTACAAAAAGCTATTTTGAAAAAAATGAGAGGCTAATGGCATATCATAGTAAACGAAAGAAAACAACTCGTCGCAAAAAAGCACCAAAAGGGTACCACTATATGCCTAATGGTAAGCTCATGAAAGACTCGGCCCACACGAAGCGTAAACGTAAAAAGTGAGGAAGTAAGAGGTAAACCGTGAGTTTAACCAAATGGTTCAAAGAAAATTGGGTAGATATTTCAAGACCAAAGAAGGGCGGCGGCTTTGAGAAATGTGGTCGTACTAAGTCTGGAAAAAAGAAGTATCCTAAGTGTGTTCCTGCAGCTACAGCAGCTCGCATGACTCCTTCGCAGAGAAAATCTGCAATTCGGAGAAAGCGAGCTGCAGGCAATCCTGGAGGCAAGCCTCGTAACGTAAGTACTTTTGTTAAAAGGAGAGCTAGAAGGAAGAAGAAATAATGGCGGGTGTGTCTGCACCCGCTTCTTTTCGTCAGCAGTTAGCGAAGAAAAGGAGAAAAAAGCGTGCCCGTAAGAAAAGTTAAAGGTGGATACAGGTGGGGGAGCTCAGGTAAAACATATAAGCGAAAAAAGGATGCCATAAAACAGGCTCGAGCTATCTACGCAAGTGGATACAAAGGAAAGAAACGTGGCAGTACGAAGACGAAAAAGCGCTAAGAAAAAACATCCCGCACTTAAAAGAGCGGGAGTTTCTGCGTTTAATAAGCCAAAAAGAACGCCGGGCCACGCAAAGAAATCTCATATTGTTGTAGCGAAAGTCGGAAAAACAGTTAAAACAATTCGTTTTGGACAGCAAGGAGCAAAAACTGCAGGAAAGCCTAAAGCTGGCGAAAGCGAGGCTATGAAAAAGAAGCGAGCATCTTTTAAAGCTCGTCATGCAAAAAACATAGCAAAAGGGCCTATATCAGCAGCATACTGGGCCGATAAGGTGAAGTGGTAATGATTATTGAGTCAGTTGCAGCAGCAGGAATGTTACTACAACAAATCAACTCAGTTATTCAAAATGTAAACGAAGGCAAAGCACACGTGCAGCAAGCAATGGCATTAGTTTCTGATTTTGGAGAAGCACTAAATCAGTTCGAAGTTAATCGCAAAACGGCCACATTTAATGCTTTGTCTACAAATGACATTCTAAAACTACAAATGCTGCGAAGGTCACAAGAACGATATCAGTATGATCTTAGGCAGCTCCTTCTTGTTGCAGACCCAAAGTTGCTTGAAGATTATGACAGAGCAATAGCAAAACAAGAACAGGATAGAAAAGCGTATGCGGCTATGATTAAAAGAAAACAGCAACAAAAAGAAAGGCTTATAAAGCAAGTACTTGTAGGAGCAACTACTCTCGTTTTAGGGGGTAGTGTAGCTATAGGAATAGTATTCTTAATTATAAAGGCATTTGGATAATGAATAAGCGTTTAGAAAAAAATTCTGAGTATGCAGAATACGACACAGACGGTGACGGTATTGTTACCGATGAAGAACTAGAAACAAGCAAAGAGTTACAACAACTAAAATTAGCTCATGATAAAGCAGATGCACAACGAGCAATGGCTTGGTTTGCTTTATTTGGTATGTTACTATATCCGTCGTTAATCGTAATCTGTTCTTTAATTAAATTGGATACGGCAGCCGGTATATTGGGAGATATAGCGAGTGTCTATTTTGTAGCAATCGCGGGTTTAGTAGCCGCATTTTTTGGAGCATCAGCATGGCAATCGAAAAAATAATGGATCAGCAAAATAAAGCTAGAAAAATTATTGAAAATTTAGAAGAGTATAAAAAGACACTTAGACAAAGACAGCCAAAAGAAGATGAGAGTCTTTCAGAATGGCAGCTTTGTAGAAAGTATAGTAAAACGAGATCGATGGGACAAGACTAAATGTCAATAGAAATTAGCCGCAAAGATATATTTGCGGAGTATATAGCAGATTACTGTCAAGAAAGTAAGTTCTTAAAACTCCCAGTAGAGCCTTATATGGACTTGCTCGGAATTACGCCCTTACCTTCTCAAGTGGCAATCATAAATGCTATAAATAATCCAAAATACAGATTTGTCTGTGCGGCAATTTCACGAAGGCAAGGAAAAACATATATAGCCAATATTATTGGGCAACTCGTTTCGCTTGTACCTTCGTCCAATATTTTGATTATGTCTCCTAACTATGCTCTCTCACAAATTTCTTTTGATTTGCAAAGAACTTTGATAAAGCATTTTGATCTAGAAGTAGTTAGAGATAATGCAAAAGACAAAGTGATTGAAATATCAAACGGATCTACGATACGCATGGGATCAGTAAATCAAGTTGACTCATGCGTTGGTAGATCTTACGATCTAATTATCTTTGACGAAGCGGCCCTTGCTGATGGCAAAGATGCCTTTAATGTAGCTCTTCGTCCTACTTTGGATAAGGATAACTCAAAAGCAATCTTTATTTCTACACCGCGAGGAAGAAATAATTGGTTTGCAGAGTTTTTTGATAGGGGATTTACAGATGATTTTTCAGAATGGGTCTCTATTAAGGCGAGTTATAAATCTAATCCTAGAATGTCTGAAATGGATATTCAGGAAGCTAAAAAATCCATGTCCGAAGCTGAGTTTCGACAAGAATACGAAGCAGATTTTAACACATTTGAAGGACAGGTATGGAACTTTGATTTTGAACAATGTGTCGGAAACTTTGAAGAAATAAATACTTCCGACATGGATGTATTTGCTGGACTTGACGTAGGCTATAGAGATCCTACTGCTTTTTGTGTAATTGGCTACTCGTGGGAGGAAGAAAAATATTATCTTCTTGACGAATATTTAGATGCAGAACGCACTACAGAGCAGCATGCAACTGAGATACGAGAGCTTATAAATAAATGGGATATTGATTATATTTATATTGATTCTGCGGCTCAGCAGACTCGATTTGATTTTGCACAAAACTACGATATTACTACTGTAAATGCCAAGAAATCTATCCTAGACGGAATATCTCATGTCGAAGGAATAATAGATAATGATAAACTACTAGTTGATCAGCGCTGTAAAGAAACTTTACAGGCCTTAGATCAATACCAGTGGGATCCTAATCCTAACCTTTTAAAAGAGAAACCAAAGCACAATCGTGCATCACACATGGCGGATGCATTGCGATATGCATTGTATTCGTTTGAAACATCAAACAGCGGCTTCTAGAAATACCATGTCAAAAATAATGTTTGACATGTTACCTCATGTTCGCTATAATTCTGGTATTCGTAAATGGATCTAAAAAGAGACCTCGTAAAATACATAAGAGATAAAGCAAAAAATAAATATGAAAAAGGTACTGAGTGTTATATTTGCGGAGAAAAAACGCAACTTGATTTTCACCATTTTTATTCATTAAGCCCTTTAGTTCATAGTTATGTAAAAAAGAATAAGTTACTTCCCGAAAACGTTTTATCCTTTCGAGAAGACTTCATACAGGATCACTGGGCTGAACTGTATGAGCATACAGTTACGTTATGCCATGAGCACCACTTAAAATTACATAAGGTGTATGGAAGGGATCCTGGACTAGGCACTGCAAAAAAGCAGGAAAGATGGGTAGAGATTCAAAGAGAAAAACATGGCATGGTATGATAGCATATTAGGAAGAGCGCCAAAAGAGGAAGAAAAACTAAATCCTGCGCAGCAATACTATGACCATACTATAACTCCGTCCAGAGAGTTTACATTTCAGTATGAGAAAGCATACGAGGATATAGAAATTGTAAATAGAGGCGTAAATCTTATTGTAGATGATGCCGCAGAAATTAAAACAAGTATAGGAGCACAAGTACCTGGATTGCAGAGTATTGTAAAAGGCGTAAAAAGATCAAGAGTAAATCTTCTTTTAAACAAAGAGCCTAATCCTTTTCAAGATATTAGTACGTTTAAAAGAAATCTGATTACAGATTATTTGCTTGACGGTAATATCTTTATTTATTACGATGGAGTTCATCTCTATCATCTTCCCGCCAATAAAATGAACATTCATGCAAGTA